ACCTTCATTTGTTTATAAATCTTAAGTTGATCTGGAGTTAGTTGAACAATTCTCTTTATATATGTCTTTTCTGGAAGGTCTAAACAATCATCTTTTAATACTCTATGTGAAAAAGGTTTTAATTTATCTGATAATTCACCTAGATTTTTGTATCCGACCACCTTTTGAAAAGTTCGACCATTAAAGGACATATTTTTCATAATGGCATATCTAGTTTTAAACGTGTACCAAGAAGAATGCCCCAAGAGCCAAGAATCAAGGAACTGGCATTGAGTGTATAGATCTAAGGGTGATTTTGTCACAGGCGAACCTGTCAATATTCTTCTATATTTTGCCATAGAAGATAAATCTAGTATAGACTTAGTTCTTTTAGCAGTAGGATTTTTAATAGTTGTACTCTCATCTATGGCCACCATAGCATTATGAGAATTTAAAAATCTTTTAGCAAAATCCACACCTTTTTTAGTTGAAAAAGCTTCAACATTCATAATTAATATATGAAGTTTTACCTCATTTTTAAAAAGTGAGTCTAGTTTTTGTTGTTGTGTTTTATTGATTAAAGCTTGCCACAAAATAGACACTTTTTCTATATGGTTAACCATATGAGTAGGTATCTCCTGTTCATACCAAGTTTTAACAACACCTTTAGGTGCTACAATTAAGGCACCATCTATTTTACCTTTATCATAAAGCATAGAAATATTATCTATCAATACCTTAGATTTACCTGTTCCCATTTCCATGAAATAAGCAAATGATTCCTTACTCCAAGAAAGTTCCAACGCTTTTAATTGATGCGCGTACGGCTTCGTTTTAAATTTATAGTTCATAATTTTTTTCTTTTTTCTTTCTTGACATTGTATATAATACCCCTTATATCTTTTGTCAAGAAAGTATTTATGGAAAAAGAAAGTACAGTTTACGTATTACAGGAATTACCAGGAACACGAATGGGGCGTCCTAAGTATAATATTATTGGCGCTCAAAAGTATGGTAAGTTGAAAGTTCTTCTTAAAGAAGACACTCAAATTATTATGAGTCCTGGTCCTATAATATATGAATTGAGACGTTTGTTAAAAAACTATACGTCTGATGATTATTTACTTTTATCTGGTGATCCTTCAGTAATTGGAATTGCCGTTGCAATTGTTTCTGACATAAACCATGGAAGATTTAATCTTCTTAAATGGGATAGACAGGAACAAATGTATTATCCATTAGAAATAAACTTATACGAGAAAGGAAAAATAGATGAATAATGCCTTAAAAAAGCCTTATTGTATTTATACATTAAAAATAAAACGAAAGAGAAAATATGCATATAATATATGATGAATATAGTAATGAGTATGGAGTTCTAAAAGATAAATCTTTAAAGGATTCTTTTATAGACATGAGTAAAAGTTTAAAAAAGGCGATGCCTAATATGACACCCGATCATATCTTTTATACCGAGAAAGAACTAAAAGTTCCTAAAAAAGAAGACTTGAAAGACATGCCTAATATAGGTATTCCAACTGTTCATTTTTACGATAGTAATAAAAAAGTTTATGATACAGCGATGTACACATCTGAAAATGCTAAAGAAAGATATAAGGTTATAAAAGAAATCAATAATTTAAATGATTTTTTTAAATTTAGAAAGGGAAAATATGAGTAATGAAAACTTACATGATATGTTTGTGGAGGATTCTCCACAACAAGTTGATGAGATAGGTGATGCAAATACATTATCTACTCATGTTCTAGAACTACAAAAACTAGAAAATGAAATAAAAGAAGACGAAGAAAGATTAAAACGCAAAAAACAACAAGCGGATAAACTTTCAGGAGAAGTTATTCCAGAAATAATGGGGTCTTTAAAATTAAAGAATATGAAACTCCAAGATGGATCTGGAGTAGAGATAACACAAATTTATAGCGCAACAATTCCTGTAGCAAAAAAGGAAGGCGCTTATAACTGGCTTCGAGAAAACGACCTGGGTGATCTTATTAAAAATGAGGTTACTGTTTCCTTTGGTCGTGGCGAAGATAACAAGGCGAGCAATTATGCAAACCTTGCGAGAGAAAATGGGTTTGAACCAGCTCAAAAGCTGAAAGTTGAGCCCATGACTCTCAAAGCAGAGTACAGATCGCGAGTCGAAAAAGGTTTAGACTTGCCTTCTGAACACTTTAACCTGTTTAAGGGAAACAAAACAAAAATAACACGGAGCAAATAACATGACACAAGAAGCAAGAGACTTAGCAGTCAAAAAAGAAGGCGCGTTAGCCACTCTAGATTTTGAATCAGACTCAGGAATGGGTTTGGAAAATATAGAGAAAGGCGATTTAGCCCTACCTTTCCTAAAACTACTACAAAGTGGTTCTTATGAAACTAAAAAGAAACATGCGAAATATGTTGATGGCGCAGAAGCAGGAATGTTCTACAATACAGTTACTAAAAAATTGTATAGTGGAGAAAAAGGTATTCATGTAATACCATGTTTCTACAAGATGACATATCCAGAATGGGCACCATTCGATAAAAGCGAAGGTAGACCTGTTCATCCAGACAGGGGGCCAGAAGTTATGGCTCAGACTTCGAAGAGCGGAATGAAAGACGTATTGCCAAATGGTAATGAAATTGTCAAGACGGCAAATCATTTTGTAATTCTTCTTGGAGACAGACCAGAGAAGGCTCTTATGCCTTTGAAAACTACTCAGTTAAAAACTAGTAGGGGTTGGAATTCATTAATGGATAATGAATTCATTATATCCAAGAAAACAGGCAAGTCTATACCAGCACCTGCGTTTTCTAGAATTTATCAAATAAATTCTGTTGAGAACTTAGGTAATTTTACCTGGCATGGAATGACCGTTTCTTTAGTTAAACCAGTAGATAATGCAGAAATTTATAGCCTAGCTAGAGATTTTAACAAATCATTACATAAAAGTAATATTGCAGCAGCTTCTGTTGAAACTAACAAAGAAGAGTCTAATTACTAGTTTTTTCTTGAGGAAAATAGGGCGGGGAAAGCGAGAGTGGAACCCGCCCGAAGTAAGGGATCGTTATGGTAGAAAAATTTATAGAATTATTTAAAGGATATGAAGGTGATTTTGGAATTGCAGACATGTCCAAAACAGAGTTAGACTCTGAACGAAATAAATTAAAACCGAATTATGAATGGGCAGGAAGACCCATCAATGCTTCCGATTACCAGAATCACATAGAAGGTAAAATTTCAATAGGTGTACAACCATGTCGTTTAAATAAAACAGCACAATTTGGTTGCATAGACATAGACCCAAAAAATTATAAAAATTTTAAAGTAGATCACTACTTATCTTTATTTCAGCAGTACAAATTACCTTTAGTTCCACTTCTATCTAAAAGCGGAGGTCTTCATTGTTATCTCTTTATGAATGAGCCAATACCAGCGGCAGATTTAATAGATGGTTTAAAATCTTTTCTTCTGCCTCTTGGGCTGGAACCTAATACAGAGGTTTTTCCCAAACAGAAAGAATTGAAAGAAGATGACAAGGGAGAAATCAAACCAGGAAATTTTATTAACCTACCTTACTATAATAATGGATCCACTCATAGATATGCTGTAGATAAGAATAATTCTAAACTATCTTTAGAGCAATTTATAGAATTTGCTAATCAATCAAAAATAAATAAAGAAGATTTAAATAAACTTGTAGAAGAGACACATAGAAATATTTTACTGGGGACTAATCCAGAATTTGAAGATGGCCCTCCATGTCTAGCCTTATGCTCAAAAAGAAAATTAGATGATGGTAGAGACAGATTCATGTACAATTATATGGTCTTTGCTAAAAAGAAATACAAAGATAAATGGCCCGACCAAGTTTCAAAAGCAAATTATAATTACTTAGAGGATCCTTGGGATAAAACAAAATTAGATTCTAAAATAACAGCTTGGAAAAAAGATACAGCAGGACATACTTGCTATGAGGATCCAATATACAGCAAATGTATGAGGAGTCTATGTTACTCAAGACCTTTTGGAGTTAAATCAGACAGTATAACTTCTTTTCCTGAGATAACAGATTTTCAAATTATTATGTATGCGGAACCAGAGTATAGGTTCAACGTGTCTCTTCCAGACGGTAGTAAATCAGAAGTAGTTGCAGCGAATAGAAAAATGATGACTCAACAAAAAGATTTACTTGATTTAATTTGGGAACAAACAGGTATTTATCACGAGCCTTTAAAACCAAAAGATTTTAGAGCAACACTAACCTTATTAAGAAAAAATTGTCAAACAATAACACCACCTAAAGGAACACAAATAAATGATAGACTAGAAGAAGAATTATTTCAATATTGTATTAATGGACCACAAGCAAAAGAAAGAAGACAAATTGCAACGGGTGCATGTTTAACAGAGGAAGGTTTTCACTTCTTTAGATTTCAATCCTTTATTGATCACTTAGGAAACAGTTGGAAGATTCCAGAAGAAAAAATAGCTCAGAAATTAAAAGATAGATGTAAGGTGGAATTTAATGTGTCTTTAAATGTAGATGGTAAAACAGTGAAAGTATGTAAGGTTAAACAATTAGAAATTAAACAAATAGAACATAAAGTTACGGAAAAAGCGAAAAATAATTATTAATGAGATATAAAGTAATAGGTCCTCCAGGAACAGGAAAAACAAGAAGACTTTTAAATGAAGTACATAGATATGCCAAGAAAGGGGTGCCTCTAAAACGTATAGGTTATTTTGCTTTTACTCGTAAGGCTGCAAGAGAAGCCAGGGACAGATATCTGGCAAAGAATGAAAATCTAACTAAAAAAGATATTGAACATTTTCAAACACTGCACTCATTGGCTTTCAATAGTTTAGGATTAAAGGAAGAGAATGTAATGCAGGAGTTAAATTATAAGGCAATTGGTGAGAACTGTGGCATACAAATAAAATATGCTTCCTATGAAACAAATTCATGGAATGGAATCTTTACGTCCGATAGTGAATATTTAAATATAATAAATTTAGCCCGTGTTAAGCAAATAGATCCACTTGAACAATTTGATAAGAATGAACACTTAACTCGTATAGAAAGAAATAAATTAGATGGCATAAACAGAGAAATTAATAATTATAAAGATTTATATGAGCTAATAGATTTTACAGATATGTTAGATAGATTTTTAGTTAAAGGAAATACTAAAAATAAATTTGATGTTATTTTTATAGATGAGGCACAAGACCTATCATTAATTCAATGGGCCATAGTAGATAAGATAGAAAAAGAAAATAAAGGAATAGATGTATGGGTTGCAGGTGATGATGACCAAGCTATTTTTGGCTGGGCTGGTGCAGATGTAGACTCATTTATTAAATGGGAAGCACGAGAAATTTTACTAGATAAATCAGAAAGAGTTCCTCCTATTATTCAACAGAAAGCATTAGATATTATTTCACGGATATATATTAATAGAATCGCCAAAGATTATTTACCTAAAGACGCAATGGGAAATAT